TCTTCGAGGAACTCGACGACCGGGCGGACTTCGAGTACAACATGAGCCTGGGAATCGAGTGCCAAGTGCTGCAAGGCACGGCGATCTGGATTCCGATCTGGGAGACGAAGAAGGTCAAGAAGAAGAGTCGCGTGCGCGAGACGCCTCCGGTCTCGATCGACATGCCGCTGGGCGGCAAGAAAGAGGTGGATACCTGGGAGAGCGATACCTTCAAGGTGCGCGAGGAGACGGTCGAGGAGAGCTGGCCCTACTTCGAGTACCGGCGGCTGGGCACCACGCTCTACAGCCCGAAGTGGCGGACACCGAACCGGCCCGACTTGACCGGCGGGGCGCGAATCGACATCGACTATGTGGCCTTCGAGGATTTGAAGAGCCTGCGCGAACTGGACTGCTACAAGGACATCCCCAGCGACGAAGACCTGAAGACGTACTTCTTGGAAAATCCGCTAGGCGACGCGGCGGTGGGGAGCCAGGTGGCGCAGTCGATGAACCAGGAGAGCAGCACCGTGCTGCACGCGGCCGGGGAGCAGCGCAACGAGAGCGCCAACCCGTTTGAGAAGCCGCTGATGAAGCTGGCTTATTGGACGGACAAGGTGGTGATCGAGGTTCTCTGCTACGAGAGCCGACGGAAGGTGATCCGGAACCAGGAACACACCATGGGCGACCAGGCGCTGGGGTACAGCGCGACCTGGTGGAACATCGACAACAGCGGTTATGGGATGGGCACGGGCAGGCTGAACGCCGGGGACCAGCGCATGGACCAGGGCGTGCTGAACGAAGTACTGAAGATGATCGCCTTCCCGCTGAACGCGCCGATTCTCTACGATAGCCAGGACGGCAACGCGCCTACCCAGAACGTGGTGATGGGCCTGGGAACGCTGTGGGGAGTGCGGACGCGCGACGGAGACGTGCGCAAGGCGTTCCAGTTCATGCAAATGCCGCAGATTCCGCCCGAGGCCTGGAAGATTTACCAACTAGGCAAGGACGGCGGCGAGAACACGGTGGGCGCCGACTCCATCTCAATGCAGGGCAACGTGAACACGCCGGGATCGAGCGCCATGCGCACGGCGGCGGGGGTGAACCGGGCGGGATCGAAGGCCGACGACAACATCGCCGACCCCGTGGCGCACCTGGAGTACACCATCAAGCGGTGGAGAGCTTTCCAGCGGGAGCGGATTCTGGAGGACATGCCTATTCAGGAGATCCGCGAGATTCTCAGCTCGCGGCTGGGAGCGAGCATCCTGGAGGAGATTACCGCCGAGGCGTTCATCGACGCGGAGTTCGAGATCAAGGTGCTGTGCGGGCAGAAGCTGGCGGCCAAGGCCGCGATTATGCAGTTGATACCGTTCTTCCTGCAGATTGTGCAGCAGCCGCAGTTGATGCAGTGGCAGCACGAGATCGGGCAGACGATCAACTTCCAGGCTATCGAGAACGCCTTCCAGCGGATGAGCGAACTGCAAAACTGGCAGGACATCTTTGTGCCCATGACGGACGAGCAGAAACAGAACATGGCGCAGATGAATCCCGAGGCGATCAAGGCCAAGATGGCGCAGGCCGTGGAGCAGGCGAAGGGTCAGAACAAGCTCCAGCAGATTCAGGAGCAGGGCAAACAGGACATCCAGCATACGCTGGTGGACAAGGCTATGGACCACGTGAGCGGCGACGTGCCCCTGGAACTGGCCGAGGCGCGGCTGGAGCGCAACACAGACATGGGCGAGCTGCAAAATGGCGTGCCGGGAGTGGGGGAATGAACCAGGGATCAGGGGTCAGAGATCAGGGGTCAGAACTAACGCCGCTGGAGAAGTACCTGGCCGGCGTCCCGTTGAACCCGGAGTTGGCGGCGCTGAAAGATGGCCGGATGGAAGAGGCGGGGGCGGCTCAGGAAACGCTGCGCCGGGCGCCCGTGGAAGACCCGGACAGGGAGCTGACCACCGCCGAGCGGATGGACCTGCGGGAGATGCGGATACTGCCGGGATGGCCGATTTTGGCGAGGCTGCTGGAAAAAACGTGCAGAATCCATGAGAAGGCGGCTATAATCCTGGCTCAGGGAGACCCGCTAAAGGATCGGGACGCGATCGCCGAGGCGTTTGGGTACGCCAAGATGTACCGCCGGGCGAAGGGCGAACTGGAGTTGATGGTGGACGCGGAGCTGGCCGAACTGGAGTTGGAGCAGCGGAAAGAGAAGGGAACCGGGGAATGAAAGCCTATTGGAGCGAGACGAGGCCGAACGGAAAGCCGGTTGAGCCGGAAACTGTCTGCTGGATTATCGACCTGGAGGACGGCAGCGCGCTGAACGCCACCTATGGGGCGAGCATGGAGGAAGTGTTGCAGAAACTGGCCATCCAGAACGCCAACGCGCAGATTGCTCTTGTCCGCCGCGCGGCAGCGCCGATACAACCAGCGGCGCCGGGGACGCCACCCCCGGCCGCGCCCCGGACAAGCCTCAGCGCCGATGAGCGGATGCAGGCGACGCTCGACCTGAGCAATCCGGCCAAGAGCGGCGAGGCCGTGATTCGCCTGGTGGTGGACCAGACGGGCGTGGACCCGCGCCAGCAGGCGATCCAGATCTTTGCGAACCTTTGCATGGCGTGGCAGGCCGAGCACCCGGAGTTTTATCCCCACGCCGGCAACAAGCGGATGCTGTGCGAGAGCGCGGGCCGCAAAGTAGGCGGCAAGGTTGGCCTGATTACCAAACAGATGCTGACCGAGACTTTTCAGGAGCTACAGCAGCGCGGCGAACTCTTCGAGGAGCCGCAAACCCTAACCATAACGCCCCCTGTACTTCCTGGCGAGAGCCAGGTGCAGCACGTGGAGAGGCCAAGAGGCACGCGGTTCGCCACCGGCGCGCGAAGCAGCAGCTTCAGCGCCCCGCAGACCGCGCAGACACGGACTGTGAAGTACACGGAAGAGGAGATCCGCACCATGCCGGAAGCGAAGATGCGGCGCCTGATCGAGGCGAACGATCCAGACTACGCGGCGGCGTGCGAGTTCCACTTCCCTCAGCAGCGGACAGCTTAGAAACTGAGCCGCGGACCAGGGAGCGGAGTATGACCGAGACGATGCAGTGCAAAATCTCGCGTGGCGTGGCTTGTGTGCTTTGGACCATCATCCAAGTCATCGCCGCGATCGGCGGCGCTATCGCGGTAACCCTGCACAGCGCCATGAATGCCGCGGCGATGGCGGCTGGAGCGGCAACAGTTTGCGACGGTCCCAGCCCGGCGGCGCAGACCAGCGCCAACATGCCGCAGGCGCGGCTTACGATCCACTACAACCGGGTCTTCATGAAGTGGCTTTATATGAACCTGAACAAGCTGCTGATGGTGACCCATATGGACCTGCCGGAGAAGAGCGGCCAGACCTTCCGCAACTTCATGGCGATTCCGCTAGGCGCGGATACGCAGCAACAGACGGAAGGCACCATCGGGACGCCCGAGCAGATCAGCGTGAACTTCAAGGACATTGTGGTGGCGCAACTGGCCAACTACAACAACATCTCCGATCTGGCGTTCCTGACCTCGATCTCGAACGATCTGGAAGAGAACCGGCGCGTGATGGCCTACCAGCTCGGCATCAGCATCGACGACCTGGTGATGTACATGATGGATTACCTGCGCACCTGGGACGGCAGGACATCGAACCAGGACTCGACCAACTCGCCGTACGCCTTCTCGAAGAACATGATCGAGCAGATGCCGGCCAGCCTGGGCGGCGCGACCGTGCGACCGATGGCGAACGGCTATTACAACGGCAGCATCCACGACTTCTTTGTGGGCGACATGATGCTCGACAACTCGAACAACTCGGTTGTCGATATCTGGAAGCACACCGACGCCGGGCAGTTGAAGCTGGAGCCGCTGGACGGGCAGGACGGGGAAACGCCCGTCAAGACGCTGGAGTTGATGGGCTGCCACTGGAGGAAGAGCACCAACCAGACGCAGACCACCAACTGGGAAGGCAGCGGGCTGACGGCGATCAGCACTTACCTTGCCGGAGCGGATGCGATCGTGTTTGTGAACTTCCCGAACAAGCGGCACACCAAGATCGATCCGCGCTGGGAGAACATGAACCTATGGGCGGGCGAGTACAAGGAACGGACCGCCTACGACCCGAACGGCCTGATCATGGCCGGCACGGGCTACAATTGCGTCTTCGGCGTGGGCTTGCCTCCAGACGCGACCAGCCGTATGCGCATCGCCAACGCGGTGCCGCAGACAACCTAACCGCAGGGATTAGGGGTTAGGGATCAGGGGTTAGGAATCCGGGGCGGCCGAGACCGCCCCGGCGGAATGCAAAGGAGAATCGGAGATGCAGCCCAACTTTGAAGGCGCGACATCGGTTGTAGCGCAGATGGCGGCGAAGAAGCACTGCCCAAGGTGTGGCCACGCGGCAGTACAGGTTACGAGCCCGGATTTCGAGATTTGGAACTGCATCAGGCACGGAGAGATTTATCGCAAGGCGCTGCAGGCCCCCGGCGAGCCTCGGCGCAAGCCAAATCGCCGGAGACTTTGAGGGGAATGGGAGAGCATCATGGCAGAGACAGCCAAAAGCACGGCGGAAGCAAAGGCGGAGAGCGATCTGGCGAAGCTCGATCTGGAGATCAAGCGGATTGATCTGGAGACCAAGCAGCTTGACCTGGAAGAGGCCAAGGAACGTAACCAGCGCCTGAAGAACGAGAAGGCGGACCGCAGCCGGAAGAACCGGCAGCGGCAGGCGCAATTGGCGACCGACAGGGCGAACCGCAAGGCTTTGATGGCCGAATGCAACCACCGCCAGGGAGGATCGCCGAAGAATCCCTACAAGGGCAAGGGCGACAGCGCGCTGAGCGTCTTCAACATGCCGGACGGCTTTACCAAGCTGATCAAGTGCATTATCTGCCGCGGCGAGTGCTGGAGCCCGCATCCCGCCGACCAGGCGACCGCGATTCGCGAGGGCGAGACAGCGGCCCAGCGCGATGCCCGCGTGGCGAAGTATCATGCGGATCTGGCTGAGTTCAACCGGCTGTATGACCTGGCCAAAGACAAGCTGAGCGAAGAGGCCGCCCAGGAGATGCAATGCGGCGTAACCATCACCACGACAAACACGGAGACCGGAGCGCCGGTACTGCGGCGCCGGCCTTGTGACAGGTACGCGGCGTAAAACAGAGATCAGGGGTCAGAGATCAGGGATCAGGGGGCGGACGATGAAAAACAAGCTGATTCGCGGCGGTTTGGTACTGGCTTTGGCGCTGATAGGCGCGGGGTTGGCCGCCGCGCAGAGCAATCTGTCTTCAAGCCTCGTCTACACCTGGACCGCGAACAGCGCGACGACGACCGGGCAACTGGGAAACTACATCATTCTGAACGGTCTGGTTGCGCCCCGCCCTGCAATCTATACCATCGATTTCACGGTGAGCGGGACCGCGCCCAGCGCTTGCACCTTCCACGCCCAGGGATCGAGCGACGACAGCAACTGGTACAACGTGGACGGCGGGAGCGCCATAAGCTGCACGGCCAGCGGAGCGGAGTTCATCAGCGCGGCGCCGGTGATTTATCTGCGCATTAACCTGATTACCTACACCGCCGGGGACTCGACAACCGTGGTGACCTTTCACTATGTGGGCGCGCCCTCGAACGGGAATGCCACGGCGGGCAATCTGGCGGGGGGCGCGCTGGGAAGCGTTCCATACCAGACGGCGTTGAATCTGACCGGACTGCTGGCCAGCCCCACGACCAACGGGCACACATTCTTTTTGAGCTGGAAGCCGCTGGGAAGCGCGATTGCGCCTGTGGCCACGGATGGAGCGACATACCTGGCCAGCCCGCCGGCGATCGGAGGAACGGCACCGGCCGCCGGTGGATTCACGAAGGTGAACGTTTCATCGGCGCAATCGGTCGTGAACTGCTCCACTTCGGGGACGGTAACCTACTCCCAGCCCGAGCAGGGTTCGAGCTTCAAGGAAGTCATAGCCTACGCTGCCGCTTGCACAGGGACGGCCGCTTATACGTTTCCCACGGCATTTACCGTGACGCCCGATGTGGAAGGCGGGAGCGCTGCGATCGAGAGCGCACTTTCAACGAGCGCCGTGACACTGACTGGCGTAGCGACAACCGGCTGGGTAATCCTGAAAGGTTACTAGCCAAAAAGGAGCAGGACGATGGGCGCAGACCGTTTGAGCTTTGGGCCGCTGAACGCGGCAGGAACCAACCCATATGACCAGCAGGCGCTGATCCTGGACACGGAGAACAACATCCTGGAGATCAGCGGAGCAAGCCGCACGCGCGCCGTCTTGTTTTCGAGGCTGGCGATTGTGGAGAACGCGCTGGCGCTGACCGCAATCACCACGGCGCAGACGCTGCTGAGCCTGGCCTTGAACGCGGGCGCGCTGAACGTGCAGAACCGCAGAGTGCGCGTGCGCGGGCGCATGGTGTACTCGACCACCAGCTCGAACGTGGCGACCATCACGCTGGCGCTGACGCTGGGCGGAGTGACGCTCTGCTCCATCTCGACGACAGCCACGAACACGGCAGCCAGCGTGAACCTGCCTATCGACTTCGAGTTCGAGCTGCTGGTGGCCACGACGGGAGCGACCGCAGCCATTATGAGCTACGGGCATGTGAAGGCGGACCTGGGCACGGCCACGACGGCCGCGATCACGGAGTTCCTGGACTCGAACATCGGGTCGAGCGACACGATCACTGTGGGGACGAACCCGACCGCCGGGGACACCATCACCGTGAATGGCACGCTGGTGACCTTTATTGTGCACGGCGGCACAGCGGTGGGCAATCAAGTTGTATTGGGAACGACCGCCGCGCTGACCGCGACGGCACTGTACACTTTTCTGGCCGCTTCGACCGACACCAACATTGCCAAGGCGACGTGGACGAACCCGAGCAGCACGGTGGTGCTGGGGGTGGCGAATGTGGCCGGATTTACGCCCTGGGCGACAACCAGTGTGCCGGCGAAGATCACCTTCAGCACGCCGACGGTGAACTTGCTGACGGCGGAGACCCTGGCGGTAACCATGGCGACAGGCACGGCGGCCGTGCCCAGCGCGCAACTGCTGGATGCCCAGATCGAGGTTGTGGGGTAAGCCAACGGGATGCCGGCGCGCCATGCCTCCTGGTAAGCGCGGCAGAGCGGCAGGGCCAGGGCGCCGACTATTCCCCCGGCAAACTGGCCCTGAGCCGCAAGAACAGGGATCAGTGTTCAGAGATCAGAGATCAGGCGGTGTGCGACGGCAAACAGCTCCCAAACTCTGCAAACCCTACTCGACGCCATGGCCGGGAAGGGAATCCCGGATCCGCGGCACGTGCCTGGAGGCTACGGCAACGCGCTGGCTCTGGAGATGATCAACCGCGTCTTCGCCGACCTGCTGACGGCGCGCTTCAACTGGAAGTTCAACCGCGCCGTGGCGACGCCCTTCTATACGAATAGCTGGCAGCAGGACTATCCGCAGCCTGCGCAGGCGGCCGGGCCGATCGGCTGGGGCGAAGACTGCGACATGATCGACATCAACAACACGCAGATCCCCAAGCCGCTGTGGAACCTGACCTGGAGGCGCGGACTGAGCCGGACCAGCGTGCAGATGTGGCGGCCGGGAGAGATCTGCTGGATGTACAACTCCGAGCTGAGCTTCGGAAGCTGGCCGGGGCCGGGAGTAACTTACTACCCGCTGGTGACGAGCGGCCCGCAGGGCGCCAACCCGATTATGAACTTTGTGGACGCCAACGGGAACATCCTGATCTTGACCGGCTTTGGAACGACGGGAACGAGCCAGCCCAGCGCGCCGGCGCAGAGCGCCGAGGGTGTGACGGTGACGGACGGCGGCTGCACGTGGACGGTAGTAAGCGGCGGCAGCCAGGGATTCAGAGTGGACAAGCTGCCCAACCAGACCGGGCCGACTTACCAGATCAATCCCTACTACCAAATGGAGCCGCCCACGATCGCGACCTTCAAGCAGGCGCTGAATCCCTTCCCGGATAGTTATCTGCGGCATGTGCGGCGCGGGCTGGAGGCGGAGTGCCTGGCGGCCAGCCCCAACCCGGCGGACGCCAAGCGCGGCCAGGAGATGCTGGCGCTGGTGAAGGGCAAGGAAGGACTCATCAAGGGTTGGGTGGCGGAGATTGTGGCGGACATGACCGGAGAGGGCGACAAGGAGCCGAACGTCTATAGCCTGGTTCCGCTGACGCAGGTTGTAGAGCGGCGCTGGGACCAGATTGGGCCGTACACGGCGGACCAGCCGTACTAAAGCCCGTGGGAAGGAAAGCAGGAACGACCGATGGCCAGCACACTGACGTTCTCGGACTCCGCCGCGTTCTGCTCGACGCTGCTGAAGAATCAACTGCTGAACGTCAACAATCAGCAGCCCGGCATTACCATGGCGAACATTATCAAGCAGCGCATTCTGGGCGCGCCGTTTATCTGGCGGGCGAACCGCGGGCACGCGGCTTTCGCGATCAGCCAATTGGGCGGGACGGATTATGCGCAAGCGCTGCCCACGCTGGGTCGGATTGAGACGCAATGGCTGACGGATGCGGAGGGCAACGACATGCCCCTGCAGGGCGCCGTGGCGCTGCCCAAGAACAGCAGCGTGGCCAGGCCCACAATTGCGGCGCCGCAGTACGACGACAACGCCGGCAACATTACCTTCCGCTTCAACTACACGCCGGACGCGGATTATACCGCCAACTTCGACTTCCAGCAGAAGCCCACGTTGATGACCAGCTTTGGGAGCCTGTGGGGTCCGGTGGCGGATGAGTACGGGTATCTTTTCAACATTGGGCTGCTGGCGCTGGCGGGGCTGCTGGTGAACGACACGCGCTTCCCGATCTGGGAGAAGGACTTTGTAAGCGGCCTGCTGGCCACCCAGGATGGGCTGGATGAGCAGGCTAAGGCGATCTTTATCGGCGACTGGATGAATGTGACGCGAACCTTCCAGCGCAGCCAGGCGGCGGGGCAGACAGGCGCGTCCGGCCGCGCGCAATAAACCACTTGACATAGTGGAGAGAGTGACGGTATTATCCCGCTATGGAGAATGCACTCGAAACCGAAGCTGCCCAACTGTTTGAGGAAGGCAAAAGTGTCAGCGCCGTAGCCAAGGCTTTGAAGATCAGTTGGTACAAAGCCCAAAAACTGAAACCCGCAAGCGCCGAAGCGGAGAATGTAGAGGCGCCGGAGCCGGCGGACGAGACCGAAGCGGAGGATGCGCCCCAACTGGTTTTCCCGATCAGCTTGGAGATTCCCGTGGAGCAGGTGGACGAGGCGATCGCCGCGGTGAGCGACATGGAACTGCGCGATGCGGTGATTGGACTCGGAGGCTCGGACAAGGCCAACATCTTGCAGATCGTGTTGCAGGCGCGGCTGACGGCGCTGCTGAATCCAAGCAACAGCGGCGGCGAGCCGGAACTGACCCCTAACCCCTAATCCCTAACCCCTGTTTTCAGGAGCGCAGCGACCAATGGCTAACCCGATACAGGCGACTGGAGCGCAGACGGACCCAACCCGGTACGGAGCGCTCAACATGGGCGGCGAACAGTTCACAGGATTGTGGACCCAGCGCAGCCCGTACCGCGACGCGGCCACCGCCTATCTGATCAAAAAGTTCTACCAGGGAAGCCGGTTCGACTCCATGTGGGATGGGCTGAACCGGGAGATCAGCGCCAAATTGACCGATATCCGCCGGCCGGGCAATCCGGAATGGAACTCTACAACCTTTCCGTCGATTCTGAGTTTCTATGCCTTCAAGTGCATCCAGTACGGCCAGGAGATCATCCGCATACTCGCCGACGGGAGCGATGGCAGCATTTATGACGCAACGGGCGGGGGAAAGAGCACCGTCTACAGCGGATCGGGAGGCGGACCGACCCGCTTTTTAGGAGTCGGAACAACTCTCTTTTTCACGCGGTCGAATGCGCTGAAGAAGTGGATTTATCCGGGAGGATGGGGACCGAGCAAGACATTCAACTCCGGCAATCTGATCAACGAAGGCGCGGCGCCGGGAACCATACAGATGGCGCTGGGCGGAATCTCGCTTCAAATTGTGGCTACGGCGTCGAATGGGACGACGGTGACGATCTGGGTGAATCCGCAGGCGGTTCCGGAGCAGTTTCCCAACCTGGTGGGCGCGGCGGTGAGCTTCAGCGGGCTTACCGGAGCAACTTACTTGAACACGCACACTTATCCGGTGGCTTCGATCGTTTCGACGACGCTGGGCATCTTCACCATCGCGCTGGCGCACACAGCCTATGCCCAGACCGCGGATACAGGCACAGGATCGACGGGCAACGGAACGACGGGGGCGACAGCGCCCATTTTCAGTGGAACGCAGTTCGCGGTGACAGCCGACGCTGGGCAGCAGTGGAAATGCTATGGGACGGCATTGCAGAATTGGGGTCTGGGAGCATCTTCTTTCCATGGATCCCCGCTTCTGGTGTCAGATGGAGCGCGTTTTTGGCAGGCGAACACCGTGCAGGGCCAGTTTTATTCGATACTCGACCCAAACCAAAACATTCAGGTGATGATGAACTTCGTTCCTGGCGGAACGAACTACAAAACCGGCTTGAATTACCCCAACTGGACAGTGGGGCAAGGTCCATATTCGCTGACTGTGGACGGCACGGCCGTCTGGTGGAACTTTGGACCATCCGGAGTTTGGACCGCTTCAACCGCCTTCGGGAATGCAAGCGTCTCGGGACAAATTCTCGTCATTGTGGACTCGAACCAGAACCTGCAGATTGTAACCAACGGAGGCGGAGGGAACTCCGGAGGATCAGAGCCCACCTGGGCCACGACGGTGGGAGCCACCACCAGCGACGGCGCGCTGACCTGGACCTGCGTAGGGCCGGGGGTAAAGCTGACGACCGCCGCGGTCAGCTATGCTTTTTCGACTCATTCGATCGATGGATCGGTGTCCACGGCATCTTTGCCGGTGACTATCCCCGGCGGGATTCTCGGGCCAGCCAACACCAGCGGCCTGCAACCGTACCTTGAAATTCTGGACGGCTTTGACTCCGATACGCAGATAGATCAGATTTGGATTTGGAGGACGGCTCAGGGACAAGCCACGCTGATCCTCGAAGACCAAACCCCGACCGATACCCTGGGAACAAGCCTGGATTATGGCGAACTGGGGATCCCCGACACCAGCACTACGGGCGGCGGCGCGCTGAACGCTCTTATTCCCGCGCCAGTGGCCGAGAGCAACGATCCGCCACAACCGGGAATGACGGCTCCGGTTTTCTATCTGCAAAGAGTTTGGATGGGTTTGGGATCCACGCTCTACTACAGCGGCGGCCCGGACACCATAACCGGCAATGGCGCGACGGCTTTTCCGCCCCTGAACGAAATTCCGCTGAAGGGCAATTTTATCCGCGCCGTGCCCATCACGGTGGAAAATGGAGCCCTGCTTGTTTTCACCACGAGCGGAATCGAGATTGTGCTGGGACTGGGAACGGCCAGCAATCCCTTCTACGCGACCAAGTATTGCGACAAGGTGAACCTGGCAAACTACAACGCCCTGGACATCTTGGGGACCGTGATCTACCTGATGGAGGCTAACGCAAAGGTGAGCAGCATCACGATCCAGTATCCGTTCAATCCGCAGAGCGGCTACACGGAGGTCGGATTCCCGATCGGAGATCAGTTCCTGAAAGTCACTACCGGCGGCCTCAACAGTGCGCTTTACAACCCGGCGACAGCCTTTCTGAGCTGGTGCATCGCCAACACGAGAGATACCGGGATGTACGTGGCGGATGGAGCCGTAGGCTGGTTCCGCATGTCGAGCGTGGCGCCTCCGGAGAGCGGCTTGCTATGGAGCCCGAGGGCGGCAGTTGTGGGAGGTACAAGCGCCGTGCAATCGGTGGAGACCAGCCCAGGGATTTTCCAACTGCTGATTGGGCCTCCGGTGGGTGGTGGACCGATTTTGGCGCGCGACGCAAGCGGGACATTATGGAATGACAACGCCTCCGACCGGGATCATCCGGGAGTGTTCACCGGCGGCACAGCTTACCCGGCGTGGGATGTCAAGGGCGTGAACCTGCTGTGCCCGACCGGGCAGACCACCGAAGTGGTGCACATCAGCGCCAAGAGCGCGGCGGTGGGCGCGCGGCCGGCGGTGAGCATTCTGCTGGGCGAGATTGCGGCCTCGGCGGCGCGGCCGTGGGATCCGCTGCTGCAGATTGATCAGGATCCTCCCAAGCCGGTGCCCGAGAGCGTGAGCGTCTACAGCGACCGCTACAAGACGAAGATCAACGGGCGCAGCCTGGTGAGCGACTGCATTCTGACCAAGTTCGATTACGGGACGCAGGCCGCCGCGGATGAGCTAATGGACTGGGGCATCTACGCGACGACCGAGGACGAGCGCAAGGAGCAAGCGGCGAGATAGGGATCAGGGGTTAGGGCTTAGGGGTTAGGGGTTAGAAAGGGGAATAGGGATGAACGCGAACGAACTTCGAGAACACGCTTGCGAGGCTCTCAAGACTAACAGTCAAGCAATGCCAACAATCCAGGCGGTAGTCTTATTTGAGATAGCTGCTCAGTTGGCCGAGTTGAATGAGTTTCTGCGGAGGCCTGCGCCAGTGAGAGGAATCTGCCGTATTTGCGGTTGTACCGAGTTCACGCCGTGCATTGACAGACGGACGGGTGAAGCCTGCGGATGGGTCGATGAAGAGGAAACCTTATGTAACAGCCGCATTTGCACCAAAAAAGCGGCTTCTGATCCCTCACGCCTAACCCCTAACCCCTGCGAGCCGGAAGCGGCACATGGCTGAAATCCGGTTGAAGATTCAATGCGTGAAGAACGCGGACCATGCCAAGATTCTGAGGTTTGGCAGCCTCATCAGCTTGGAGGAGGTTGACCGGCTGGGCGAGCTGATGTGCGGGACATCGCCGCTGTACATTCACAAGCCCGGGCCGGGCAGCCCGATTGGGAAATGCGCGCTGTGTGGCGGGCAGTTGGAGTACGAAGTGCAGCAAATTGAAAAGCAGGAAACAGAGGTCAAGGGCCAGGGGTCAGAAAAACCATGACGGCGCTGAATACCTTCAAGTTCGGAGATTGCTTCTTGCGTCCGACGGACGAGCGCGATCGCGAGCTGGCGGAGCGGTGGACGGCGGCGGACCCGGAGCACGCCGGCACGATCGACCCCGGATTCTGGCTGGAGAACAGACTGGGACGCGACGGGTTCCTGCTCAGCGACCGGCAGGGGCCGTGCTACTTCTTCAAGATGCACATTATAAAAAGCATGGCGCTCATGGAAGGTCCGATACACAACGTGGTGCAGATTTTCATCCAGTTCCCGCCCTGCGAGGAGGGGCGGCCCATGCGCGTCTTCAGGGCGCTGGCCGAGGGTTGCCAGTGGCTGGAGCGGACGGTGATTCCCATGGGCGCGGAGGAACTTATCTTCGACAGCAGGAACGAAAGCCTGATACGATTCTGCATAAAGCGGCTGGGGTTCGAGCGCCATGGGGAAATGCTGAGGAAGAAGCTGATCCGCCAGAGCGGCGTGTGAACCTGGAAAGGAATGCAGGATGTGCGGAGCGACCGGAGCGCAGACCCAACTGCAAGATGAGCAGATGCAGGCCTACCAGCAGGCTCAGCAGATGACCGCCGAGCAGTACGCCGACCAGCAGGCTGTGTACGCGCCGCTGAAAGCGCAATTCGACAAGATATTCGCCGCCGGGCCGAACCAGCAAGGCTTCAGTGAGGAGGAGACAAATACCCTGAACGCCCAGGCGGTGGAGGGTACCGCAGAGAATTACGCCCAGGCAGCGAAGGCGACGGGCGAGGCGATCGCCGCGGAGGGTGGAGGGACCAATCCGCTGCCCAGCGGGGCGCAATCGGAGATGCAGCAGCAGGTGGCGGAGAAGGCGGCGCAAAGCGAAAGCGGCGAGGAAACGCAGATTCAGGAAGCCAATTACAACCAGGGGTACCAGGAATGGCAACAGGCGGGCAGCGGGCTGATGAGCATTGCCGCCGGGGATAATCCCGTGGGCTACGAGACCGCGGCGACCGGAGCGGGCACGGCGGCGGGAACCACGGCCAACCAGATTGCCCAGGAAAACAACTCCTGGATCAATGCCGCGATTGGCGCGGCGGGAGCGCTCGGCGGCGGGTGGGCTGAGGGCGGATTCAAGACCTAAGAGGAAAATCATGGCTGAGGCACAAGCAATACCGGACCAGACGGGCAGCGGAGACAAGAGCGCGCAGATAGCGAGCCAGCAGCCGGCGCCCGCAGCAGGCGGAGGAGACTGGAGCCAAGCCGCGCAGGGCGCCGCGCAGCCGACGGCAAGCGCGCAGAAGGCCGCCGCAACCCCAGCGACGCCAGGAGCGGCCGCTGGCGCGCCGCCCGCAGCCCCCGCGCCCGCGCAACCGACGGTGATTACGCCGCAGAAGCGCGGCGGCATTCTGGGCGTGATGGACTCGATCGCAGACGCGCTGACGGGGAAGACGCGGCCGGAGATCGGCAAGGACCAGGACGGAAACAGCTATGTCAAGCAGGTGAGCTTGACCCATGGAGAGCAGTGGCTGCGCATTGCCGGAGAAGCTATCCACGGGGCGGCGGCGGGGCTGGCGGCTGGCAAGGGCGCGGGCAACATGGGGAAGGCGGCGCTGGCCGGTGTGGAGGCCGGCCAGCAGGATCAGCAACAGCAGCAAAAGCAGCAGAAAGAGATGACCGAACAGGCGCGGCAGCAGACGCTGGACAATGCGAACAACCAATTGCTGCGGATGCAGATGGCGGAGCACGCCTACACCGCAGCGCGGTTGAAGGTGAAGGCCAGCCAGGAGGATGAGCAGTTCGCCGACAAGCAGGAAGACCGGCTCAAGGAGAATGGCGGAATTCTGCTGGGAACTACCGCACACGTCGGGGACATCAGCCACCTGATGGCTAAAAATCCGCAACTGATGGAAGACTTGGTAAAAAATCACGCGCTGGAGTTTGTTCCCAACTACGAGAATGGCCAGGTGGCCGGATTCAAGGTTTACAAGACGACGCCCGGCTACCGGGCCACCGTGCTGCCGGATGGAGCGATTTTCCATACCTTCGACAACACCACCGGGCAATATCTCGAACACAAAGCATCCGGCCCGATCACCCAGGGGGAGATCGACGATTACAACACGGCGGCCGGAAATGCGGCGCTGAAGTACAAGACAGACCAGGTGGAAACCGGCCTGAAAGTGGCGCAGACCGCGGAGGCAACAGCGCGGGCCAAGGCTGCGCCAGCGGAAGCAGCCAAAAATTATGCGGAAGCGGGAAAAGCGCGTGCCGAGGCAACAGCGCGTGCCGAGGCTGCGCCAGCGGAAGCAGCCAAAAATTATGCGGAAGCGGAAAAAGCGCGTGCCGAGGCGGAAGCAAAACGAGCCCAAACTGCTACGCCGACGCCAGGAGCGACTGGAACCGCAGGACTGGAACAATATCCCGCTCCGATTCAGGCGGCGGTGAAAGGCTTGCTCGATTACCGAACCGATCCTGCGACCTTTCCGCAGCGCAAATTTGCCAAGAGCGGCCAGGTTGACCGCGAGACGGCGATTGGATTGGCGCAGCAGATCGATCCCAGTTACGACGAGAAGCAGTACGGCACGCGCCACAAGCTGTTGCAGGACTTCACCAGCGGCGAGGCAGCCACAAACATCCGCAGCCTGAACACTGCAATTCAGCATCTCGACCAGCTCAACAAAACAGGCGCGGCGCTGGGAAACACGAATTTCCAAGCAGCGAATGCCTTCAAAAATACCGTTGGGCCATGGTTTGGAGCCACGGCGCCGGGGCAGTACAAAAAAGATGTCAACGCCGTGGCCGACGAACTAAGCGCTATCTTCAAGCGCACCGCCGGAACCGACCAGGAGATTCAGGGCTGGAAGGAAACCATGAGCACGGCGCAGACGCCCGACCAGATCAAGGCCGGCATCCAGGAGGCGCTGACGCTGATGAATGGGCGCTATGACGCTCTGAGCCACCAGTACGAAACCGGCATGGGCAGGCCGCGAGACTTTCAGATGCTCTCGCCCGAGAGTACGAAGATTCTGGAAGGGCTGGGAGCCAAGGAATTTGTGCAGAAGGACGCGATCGCGCAGCCGGCTGCGCCACCGGCGGGAGCAACA